GGCGTTTGCCAGCTTGATCTGCTCCCACTGGTTGTCGAGATTCTTTACCTCGTCCATCTTGGCATTAGAATCATCCAGCTTGCCTTCTGCAATCAGGCTTTCAATTTCCGTCATCAGCGCATTACGCAGTTCCAGGTACTTTTCTTTAGTCACTAATAACCTCTCCCTTCAGTTTTAAATAATTGAGTTTGGCATGCGCTGCCTTTAGTGCCTTCTCACCCTGCAGCTTATTCCGCACGGTGTTTATAACTTCGGGTGGCAGCAACCCCGAATAGCCAGCAGATGCTGCTAGTTGCACATCCTCAAACATGATCTCGTCTATCAGTCCTAGTTCTTTGGCTTTTTTGGCGTCCATCCAGGTTTCATCATCCATCAAGGCCAACAACTCTTCTCGCGTCTTGCCACTTTTTAGTCGGTAGGCATTAGCAATAGTGTCATTGGCGGTTTTAAGGATGTCTGCCGTGTGTTCCATGTCCCGGTAGTCGCCCTCTGCATACGTGGTTACGTTGTGGATCATCATTTGTCCCGTGGGTGTCATCATGACTTTTTTGCCAGCCATTGCTATGACACTAGCGGCACTGGCCGCCACGCCCACAATCTTGACAGTGACATTTCCCATATAAGATTTTAGGGCTGTATAAATCTCAGATGCTGCAAACACGCTTCCCCCTCCGGAGTTGATGATAACCTCCAAATCTTCACCGTTAGCCTTGTCGATTGCATCATTAACTATCTTGGGGCATGTCGCTTTAATGCCCAACCATTCATAGATCCAGGCGTCGTTGTCAGACACAATCGGCCCCTTGATATTGACTTTAGCCACTTGCTCACCTCCCCTTATTCTGTCGTTGGTCTGGTGTCTAGCCGTCTGACATACTCATCCCCTCCTTCTCGCGGTGCCATGTTTAGAATTTCGCGCACCTCATTGGGATTGAGGATCCCGCGGTCTACGTATTGCACCAGACTCAACTTTGTATGCATTGACGCAAAAGTCAGGTTTGAGCTTTCAAAAATTATTCGGTTGCCAAAACCTCTTTCTCGCCGGGTGAACAATTTGCGAGTATACTCGCCGCTCAATTGGATTACATCAGGCTCTACTCCCTGCTCATAATAGGAGATCCATTCATCCTCATCGTAACTACCTTGGACAATCTTACTATTGGTGTTGAAAAAGCTATAGATTCGCTGAACAGTCTTGTCCATCTGTACAGCGTTGGGTACATAATCCTTGGGCTCGACTTGGATTGCCTCAGCCTTTGCATCGGTAGCAGCGGCGCCGACTGAGTCGCTTTCAATGCTGAGATAGTCCTCTACAAACTGCTTAGTCTGCTTCTTAAGATCCTCCGGTCTGAGCGTTTGATGAAACTTCAGCAGCCACTTGATAACATTGGAGTTTTTAATAGCCTTTACTATGCCCTGATCGGTCGTATTGACTATCTCCATTAAGGGTGTTAAGGCTTGTGCGGTCGGATCACCGAATATCTCGTTATTGTTGAAATCCTTGCGTAAATGGATTATGTCGGTATATCTAAATGTCACCTCCCGGCCTGTCCGCAGCGTGAACTTTAGAAATAGCTCGCCCCTGCCATTCTTTAGTGCAATGATATTTGTTGGCGTGATCGGGTATATCTCCATCGGGTAGCCGTTTTCATCCCTTGCAATATAAGCAAAAGCATTATTATTAAGCTCCAGCTGTATGGCCAGTTTCTCCTGCATCACCTGGCCGGTCATATAGGGATTCGGCTCCTCAAGAAGAAACCTGATGTATGGCTCCGGGTTGACTTTCAACTCCTTAGCCCCATCAGGCTTTGTAGTTTCTCTTATGTGTTTGCCGACTATTTTTCCTATCGCTCGCGCCTTTGGTCTTATAGCTGCTCGTACTATATCGGACTGATACAGATTGCCGTTCCAGGCGTAAAATCCCTCACCCTCATCAGTGATCATTTGATATTTAGACACCGTTACAGTCCGGTTTTCAGGTTTCCATAAATTGAAAAGCCCCACTCAATCACCTCCCTCCGCTAAATCAAATTAATATAATCCTCATAATGCCGCTCCAGAACTACATAGGCGTTTAAGAGACTGGCTAAACCGTCTATGCGCCGGCGTTGGTTACCCGTCTTACAGGGCTGTATGTTTAGGTTTTTGTCTATTTCAATGGCTGTATTACTTAGACACCACTTGAGGATCGGATTATTGTTATAGTTGATGCGCTTGGCCTCCAGATCTGCGCCTAAGGATTTCATCGGGCCACTAAGCGTTTTCTTGCCCTGAATAACCGGCTCCATGCCGTCCTTGCCGAAGTAGCTACGCATTTCTTCGACGTAGTATTCAGCACTCCAGCCGTCATAGCCATGCCACGGAATATAAATGTCGCATCCGGTTTCGCTCTGCACCTCCAGGAACCATTCAGTAACATGCTTATAATGCACCTTATTGCCCGGCACTGTTCTCAGCAGCTCCATGTCACGCCAAATATCATAGGGAATCTTATCTTCTTTAACTCGTAGATCCAGGAGATCCTCAGGTATCCAGTACATCTGCTTTACATAGATCGTATTGTCTCCCGGCACCATGAATATCACTGTGCCACAGGTTAAGTCCGTGGTGCTAGACAAGTCCGATCCACCAATACCATATCTCGGCTTTAACGCTTCCAGATCATAAGTAGCTGGGTTGTTCAGTTGCTCGAATGTCAACCAAGCCTCTGAACTGGTCTCCCGGATGTTGAAATCTTTGCACAGTAAATTCTTAACCAGCAGTGGGTTAGCCTGAGCTTTGCCCACCTTATTTTTTAATTGTTCTAGCCGCTTGATGGTGCCCAGCCCGGGGTTGGCTTGATGCCAACATTCGGGGTCAGTCCAATCCTTACGGTTGTCCACCTCGTATATAATCGGCAGTAGGCGCTCGTTCTTATAACCGTTTGGGTCGTCATACCCGTTTATGACTCGCTCGGCCTCATCGTACTTGAGATCAAATACTCGCTCACGCACTGTGCCGGCTGTCGTCGTGATAAAAACCAAAGGCTCCTCACGTGAGGACGTGCCGTCTACTATAACGTCATAGAGGTTTTGATCCTGCCAGGCGTGTATCTCGTCGAGTAGTGCCCCGTGAACGTTTAGTCCGTCTAGACTGTCGCTATCTCTGCCAAGAGGACGAAAAAAAGAATCGTTAAAATCACTATTAAGTTCCGCTACCAGAGTTTTAATTCTCTTGCGTAGGGAGGGTGATTTTTTAACCATTCTTTTTGCTTCAAGCCATATAATTTTTGCCTGATCCTTTTTTGTAGCGCAGGCGTAAACTTCGGCCCCGGGTTCTCCATCTGCAATCTGCAGGTATAATCCTATTGCAGCTGCCAGCGTGGACTTACCGTTTTTTCGCCCTACTACCAGTAAGACTTCTTGATACTTCCTGGTGCCGTCTATCTTGTGTACTATCCCGAACGTGGCTGCGACTAAGGCTTTCTGCCACAATTCCAGAATAAACGGCTTGCCGCCCGACGCCCCTTTTGAGTGCTTGCAGTAGTTTTCAATAAACTCTATAGCGTGATTAGCCTTGCTGGCGTCGTACTCCCACTCACTTGCAGGGTCGCTGATAATACGAACAAGCTCTTTGTAAACCTTGTAAACTTTAGTCGAGACCCGTCGACGATTCTTCCGGTTAAGGTTTATCCAAGCCCAGTATTCAAGGATAGGGTTATAGGTTAGTTCATAAATTATCTTCCTTACTGCACTCATTTGCCATTCAGGAAGTCTTCAAATCCGTCATCCTCCGCTTTGGTCTCTGGCTTAGGCACAAGGTCGCTGAGCTGTTTAATGATGCTCTGATAATTTTTATTCATGGTGTTATACAAACGGGCAACCGGACGCTCTCTTTCGTATGGCGGTGTATTGATTGACTGAGTGAACATCTCTGTGCAACCGTTTTCCTTGATGTCCTTCTCCCAGTCTTCCAACATGACCCTCATATATGCGGCCCGCTGGATCAGCCCGTCGATGATCGCCTTGTTATCTTTATCTATGTTCTTGTAGATCCGCTTAAGTCTATTTGCTTCTTTCTTGATCCGTTCATCTATGGTCAACTCTTGCTTAATAGCCACATATATCACCTCCATTTTGGGGTAGGGGGGTCACGCGCGCGGCCTGTGTGTTCTACGAAGG